ACCCCCATATTTTTGAGTTCATGTTACGATGTGTTCCAAATACTAGCTCTCAGTTCTTGTTACGATGAGGCTCATCTAGTAATTATTTTGAACATCATGTAGATGTAAAATACAAAACCCACTTTAATTTTAAGTTAATTTTAGGAATTATTATAGACAAAGAAATTATGTTGATATCTATAATAGTTGCAACTTTTTTATATTTTAATGGATCAACCTACTGAAATAGAAAAAATAGAAACTCGTGCTCGAGCTAAGGAATTTGATCATGGAACAATACCCATGCAAATGGCTAATGTTATACTTGGTCTTCCTACCAAACCCGGACCTTCTTTTGATGATCGTTCTTCAGTTTCATCTACTGGATGGACTTTTGATCAATTAGTATCTCAAAGAGTGTTATTGACTACAATTAATATTGATCCTTCTACAGGTACTACTTCAACTACTCCGCAGTTTTTATTACAAAATTCCTGGGAAAATATTCGTAAGATACATTTTCGTACTTTAGATCCGCTTTTCTTCCTTAAGTCATGGAAGTGGCATTTAACCTTTCAATTTCGATCTAATTTCCAACAAGTCGGTCTTATGGCCATTTCTTATGTTAATGCTCCTATTGACGCGTATCCTTATTTGACTGGTAAACCTCAACAATATTTAGAAACACAATTAGCCTCTGATACTACAGGTAATTATGGTAAAACTTTACAACTTTTGGAGCATCCTTTGGATTCAATGGAAGCTATCTATCAACTTCCTCATACTTTAGTAATGATGGGAGAAGATCAGGATGTTGAATGTACTTTTAATTGGCTCTCTCCTTTTAAATCAGCTTTTAATAATGTTAACCCTACTCCTAATGAAATTTCTACTAAAGATTCATATCCTGAAAAATATGGAACTACTTATGATATGGGTAATGTCCGATTACATACACTTATCCCTATGACCCTTGCTTCAGGAATTCAAGCAAATCAGCTTACCGTTCGAATATGGTCACATTTGACAGATGTTGAATATGCAGGCTATGTTCCGACCGATGAATTGATATGAGCGATGGATTTCCCTTTTGGAAGCAAAATTTGTTAGGCCCCTCTAATGGAAACGCAGTTACCTGGACTAACAATCCGATTTACCAATCTCCCGAAGCCGCTGGAATTTCTTGGTATGATCAGGTTGAGCATTGGAATCCTTCTTCTGAAGGTTACCAGGGCTTTAAACCATCTAATACCAATGACACTTTTTCACATTGGTTTGATAATAATAAAAATTATTCAGGCCTCAACGAAACGTGGAATAGGACCGCAGAGACCGTGGCCCAAAATGCCAAAGCTCCGGCCCCGAAAGTCTATGCGACTTCAACCCCTGCCAATGCGTCAATTGCTCCCCCTGTGGCAGCCCCCTCAACCTCTGGAATTGTGAATCCTGCTGCTGGAATTCAGGCAGCTACAGCTTCTACAGCTGAGGCTGGTGCTGTTGCAAATAAAGCGGCTGATATAACAACTGGAGTTGTACAAACAGCAGAGGGAGTGGCAGGAGCTACTCCTGTTGGAATGATAGCGTTGATTAACTCAATGCTTGGGGATGCAACTGCAGCTGGTATTAATGCTTCAAACCAAAATGCAATTTCAAAAAATTATATACAGAATTCTATGGCAAAGGGATCTCAATCTGGTTTTCAGGCTGGACTTATTAAAGAATCTGAGTTAGCTCATGCATCTGTAACTAATGCAGGAGCTAAAATAGGAGGCATAGCAGGCCCATTAGGTGCTTGGTTTGGCTCTTTGATAGCTAATGCAATTCAAGATTCAACTCCTAAGGATGATTATAATAATTTCAAAACAGGATATTCCTTTGATGGCAAAGTTAATCCGCAAGATACTGGTTTGGTTGGCTCAGGAACTACTGCTGACCTCTCTGGTGAAACTAACATGACAACATTATGAATCAAATACAAGAAGCTTTTAATAAAGATACTCATAATCCACCGCAGAATTTCGGACTCCCTACCAATCCTATTCCGCAAACTAATACTGGTTTGCTGGAACATACTGGTATCCCAATTTCTCCTTCGGATTTAATAACAGATATTCCTCCGTCCTTCTCATGGATGACCGGGCAATGGAAATATATTACGAAATTTAAGCACCAGTTTACTGATGATATAGGAAAAAATATATGGTCTTCAACTGTTGTTGGGAAAAATGATACTACTGCTTTTACTCCTATACTTCCAAATTGGTTTAATTTACCTTTTGCTGCTTCTGTTTGGTGGAATGGTACAGTTTCCTTTCGCTTTACGATGATTAAACCTCCTCGTGTTTCTGGAAAACTTATTATTACATACCGACAAGACGCATTTAAGGCATACACTAACTCTGATACTGTCACTCTTTCAGAAGATAAATTATATCGTTCAATTAATAAAGAATGGGATTTATCACAATCATCACAATTTGAATTTGATATAACTGGATCTCTCCCAATAAGAGCGCGTCCTACAAAAATTTATAAAAATTTAAAAGGTTTGGGTTCTGGTGGTCAACCTTCTCTTAATGAGTTGGCAATTTCGGGATACCAACCACCTTGGATCAATTATGAGATGGGAAGAATTCTTGTTCGGCCTGCGCAGAAATTGAATCCGGGAGGGCTTTTTCCTGATGAATTTGTAGTTATTGTTGAAAAATCTTTTAAACAGGCAAATTTTTATACCCCTACAGACACTAAGTCAACTTATCAATTAGTTACCGAGTCTCCTTTTTCTTCACTCAATGATGGATAACGAAGAACCACAATTATCAGAAATAGCAAATTTGCAGATTTCCCACGAAGGTCATAAACTTCCTGAACAATCTCGCGTTGCTACAACCCAAAGCCCACGTGGCTTTGATTTTGACCATTTAATTCGACAATGGCAACCAATGGGAATTCGCGTTAAATTAGCTGTTCCTTTTTATGGAAATGATCAGGATTATATATTTGCAATTCGTAATGGGCCTTTTATACCTTCCAATACTTATATTTACCAAGATAGTTCTGGTCTCACTGATGTTAGTGAGGGCGATTTTCCCGATCCAACAAAACGCAAGCTTACAACCTTGAATACTTATCAATCTTATGCTTGGAATAATATGATTAATGTTACTCATGCTTATGATTCAATAAAAGCACAAACTACACCATCCGATCAATTTGCTGTAACCATAACTCAATTTGATGAACCACCAATTCTTTCATCATTGGCTACAATGTTTAGACGTTGGCGTGGAACCATGCATTACCGTTTACGTGTTGTGGCTGGGTTTACTACGCAGGGATATATATTTGTAACTCTGGTTAGAAATTCGCCCTCTTTAGTTTTAGCTTCAAATCCATATTCTACAGTTAGAGGTGTAAAAAGAGAGGATTCATCCTATCGTGAATCAATGATTAATTCTTATGTTATGGGCGATACTGCTATGTTCCGTCATTTTGAATTTCAAGTACCATATGAATATCCTACTCCCTATTATGATCAGTTTTCATGGATTGGGAAAAGAACACGTCCTGCGAAAAATTTTGCTTGGGGTGATATTTCAAATAATAAAGGCCGTTATTATGAACCTTTTAGACCTGTAAAAATGGAACCCCACGGAGACAATTATATATTGGTTGGCTTGCGGGGTGACATTCAAACTACTTCACAAAATTCTCAAATTACGTTTGAAATTGAATATAGGGCAGGTGATGATTTTCAGTTTGCTGATCCCTTTTTACCTTTTCCTAATCACTACTTACGCCCGTTTTATAGAACATCTAAGTTATCAAAAGTAAAAGGAATTGTTACTATTCCAGATGATAAGAAAATATCAGATGGCGTAGGAGAATTCCAAAATAAATCCACGTATATTCCTGAGTCGCCTCTTCCTCCTCCTCCTTCTTTGACTTCAGCTGATCAAGCTACTAGAAGATTAGAAAGACTATTAACGTTTGAACAGCAACAACAGCTTGCTGAGGCGAAGAAACAACAAGAAAATTTAGTTACTCAAGGTCAACAAGCTCAACGAGCAATTCAAGAAGCTCAAATTCGTGAACGCGAATTACAAGCTGCTGCTGCAGCTAGAGCAAAACGACGAAACCCGCGTTCATTGGACGAAGTTTTGGATGGCCATGATGAAGTTGACTCAGATTATGATGATGCGTCTGTGGCCTCAGACGTTTCAGATCTTTCTGAACTGAGACAACCTCTTAGGAAATCTTTGAGGAACCGTATGGTGTGACTCCCTTTGGGTTTGAGTCGTCAGGCTTTGTTCTCGAAGGGTCTTGATGGTGATTCGTCCCATCCCCAATATAGCTGTGAAATGCTTGAGGGCCGAGACCATGTAGGGAAAGGTAAGTCGAGCCGATAAGATTTGACAACGCTATATCTGTGCATTAAATATTTATCCAGTACCAAAGGAACTCAAGTGTAATGCTGACCTAGACAAGTCTTAGGACGCGCTGCTTGAATACATTCCTTGTACGACACTCGGTGGTGATCGTAATTTGGTCGGAGTTAACCTCTGGATAATATTTGCCCGTGTCGGAGCGGTGATATAGTCGGCGGACTAATTTACATGAACATGCAATCTACTACAAACCAAACCAAACAAAATAATCAAGGACGTAAGAAGTTTGGAGTTTCTTCTCGAATCATAAATGATTTGAGAAGAGTTATAAAAACATCATCGGTGTGGGTTCACTATACACCCTCATCACTACTAAAAACTTTTGAGTATGATGCAACAAGAAAATTTTTACCTGTACGCGGCAATCGTGTCATTAAGTTTGATTATTCTAATCTTGATGTCCTGTCTCTCCTTAAAACGTTCGAGACGGAAGTCCACGAACCTTTTCATGGCAAGAGACTTGCCCATTCACCGATCTACAGTGCTCCCAGTGTAGAGATCGATCCCGCTAAAGAGTTAGGCTATGAAAATGAATTTCCTTATTTTACTTCAAATTCTACTGATCATGATACTTGTTTTGACAAGTTCGTGGAACTCAATAAGAAATATCAATCACTAAATCATTTTAACATAGATGAAGAATTCAGATATTCATCCATGGATACTTTTATGCTTTGCCTTACTGAGTCACTCAAAATTTTGGAATCTAATTCTCCTCATAAACTTAATCATTTACTTTTTGATCACTTAAACAGATATAAATTTAGCCGTATTGATAACTATGGCATTTATATGTTTATTTTACATCTTAAAATAAGAGGCATTGCCAAAATTGACAATTTGACCAGCATTTCTAAGTGGAAAAATGCATGGAGTATGCGTACACTCCCTGAGCGACAAGAACTTCTTACAAATTTTTATCAAGGAAAACTTACTACTAATTTTGCAGCTTTCCAACAGTCGTATATTTCTGAACTGGTTTCCCGCCTATCCATTATTTCACACGAAGCTAAGTTAGTACGTTATCCCGATAGAATTGGACGTAGAGCTTTTGATCCTGAATTTGTTCACTATGCCACGTGGAAGTATGGCTTATATGATCAAATGTCGGTTACAGAGCGATATAGGGATTCTAAAGGGATGCCTATTTCACATCTTTTATTTGGAACCCCTACTATGTTTAAATCAGGAGCAACTGACATTGTTTCGGATGCTATTAATAAGAACATGCCAGAATTTAAAGACACTATTGCTAGTGTTGTTGATGCGAAATTGAAGGAGGCGCCCAATATGCTTAAGAAAACTATTCAAGATACACTTTCCGATCCAGATACAATAACAACTATTCGGGACACAATTACTAATGTTATGCAGCCCACTATTGATCAATTCTCACAACAAGCTCATGATTTGTCCGAGAGTACTATTCGTAATATTGAATCTACTATCGGACCCGTTATGGATCAGACATTTAATTTATTTACTTCACTTAATGGACTTATTGACTTTTTCAAATCTATTATTAATCAAGCTATGGGTGCTTTTCCTTCTGAATATTTTGGCGAAAAGTTAGGACTTAACATTTCTCCCGATGACATGCTTTCTATGTTCAAATATTATATAGTATATGTTAATATTGATTCTAAACCCCTTAAAGCTATTCTTATCTATTTAATGTTGAAACAAATTGGACTTCTTTCCTGGATTCTTAAGTGGGGTTCTCAACTCTTTTCCTTTGCTTTTGGAGGAAAAGGACCTGAAGTCCCACTTGATGGATCTGAAATTCCTGGCGAACCAACATCTGGCATGGAATGGATGTCTGTTTTGATTGAAAAACTTCAAAATAGAGGATCAGAGGTCTCATTATGTTCAATGTTCGCAGCTCTTATTGTTTTAGTTTACAAACATGTGTCTTGCGCTAAGGACGCCGGTACTATGAGATGGAATGAATATAATACCATAGCAGGATTTGTTGTTGGTATGTGTAAGAATTTCCATTGGATCGGCAGTGGGTTATTTGGCCTTGATCGTATTTTCCGTTATTTTGTAATTATTTCCAAAACAGTAACTTCCTATATTAAAGAACATCTTCTTGGAATTAAGGAAGAATCCATTACCAATGAAAAAGCCGTTGCTAAATGGCTTGTTCAACTTAAATTTTTCTCTACAGATACAGGTCGTAATGCTATCAGAGTTTCAAAGAAAACCTTGGAGCGTGCTGAGCGTATTATGGCTGAAGGACTTGCTTTTGTTACAGCTGCATCTAAAGATCCCACTTTTATTTCCCGTGACACTTTAATGCTTATTCATCGTAGCTGGAAAGATGTTACCACTCTTTCTAACTACCTTTATCGTATTCGTTCAACCTCTAATTTTAAACCCGCTATGTTTCATGTTCAGTTTGTTGGCGAACCAGGTATTGGCAAGTCAACTATTACTGAATCTTTTATTAATGACCTATCAGAACGTATCTATCCGGAAGACAAGGAAGTTTCTCACTGGACTTATAATCCTAATGTCGATCATTTCGATGGTTATAATGGACAAACTTTTATGATTATTGATGATCTTTTCCGTTATAATGAACCTAAACATTTATCATTAATTATTGGACTTATTACGAATACACCAGTTCCTCTTCCCATGGCTCATTTAGAAGATAAAGGGGTTCACTTGGACTCTGATATATTAATTTCATCTACCAACATTCCGTATCCAATTGGCAAAGACATCTTCTGTATGGAAGCTGTCCACCGTAGGCGACATATTCTTGTTGATGTACAGATGGACCAACGAGTGAAGAAGGATGGTAAGTTTTCAAAACAACTTTTTGAGAAATATTATCCCGGTCAAAATTCTCTTGATTTTCCTCATTTAAAATTCTCTCTTATGAAGCCAGTTATGTCTGGTGCAGATTCTGATAAGTACCAAACAACAGATAAAGATACAATGGAGTGGCAATATGATTTGGTTAAGAAACTCAAGAAGGCCAACTCATCACTTAAATTTGATCCCGAATTTTTCTTTGGTCCTGATGCCCGTCCTCCAGATGGTCTCAAGGTTCCATGCACAAATTGGAGCTATAAAACTTTTATTGAAAATGTAGCTGTTGCCTACTCTCATCTTAGAGCTGGAGAGAATAAGATGACTGCTAAGCAAAAATACGAACATGTTATGGAAGATTTTGCTGAAATAGATAACATTTTTCTACAATCCGACGACATCAAGGATGGTGTTGCCGCTTCAACTACATTTAAATTAATAGCTGACAAATTTTTGGATATGTCGCTTCAGTATGGAGCTGATGATCCTCTTGGACAACGCATTTATTATCAATCCGATTCTTTAAATGACATAGCCCCAGATCTTTTCAATCTTGATGTTGAAGAAGAAGTTAATAGAATTATGGATGATTCAGAACAGAAACCAACGTGTGATGATGGAGAATCATCTTATGAAGAATCTGTTTATGATGATTCTATTGAAGATCAAATTCTAACTTCTGATGATGGTCGTATAGTTCTTATTCAAAAATATTTACAAGAAAAAGTTGATATAACTCCGGAATTGCGCGAACGTATGACTTTATTAATGCATAAAATCATAATGCGACAAACTCTTGATTCAGATGATGAATATACTATGGGTATTGCCAAGGGAAATGTAGAGGCTAAAGTTCTGCCTCCCTATCAGGCTCGTGATGAAAAACAGCGTTCGGAAATGTCTCGTAGAGAGGCTATTTTGCATAAACATCGCAAACAAGTACGTGATCCTCATTATGATAACATGGTTCGTGTTGTTGCAAAAGATGAAAAGAAATTTATCCCAATTCGTAGCTTCTATACCGAATGGTCAGGATACTCATCTAACTCTCACCCTGGTGAGAAATTTGAATATTTTCCTGATGCTAATGAGAAAATGACAACACATCTCATTGCACGTTTTGGTGGTAAAACAATAGAACCTGTAAAAGCTAGAAAGATGATAGAGTTTGTAAAGCGCCTTAATTCAGGACATAAATTTGTTTTTCCTAAACGTTCTCCATATTCAGAAGCCCATCAAAACCAGGGTTCATCTCACATTTCATTAGAATTTTTATCCCGCCTTAATTATGTTAATGGTGAATGGAGCATGGATGTATCCGATCTAGATTGGGTTGTCCATGATACTTGCAAATTTGTGGAACAAATTAATGATGTTGTGAAAGAATATTATGTTCCTTTTGATGTCGCTTTTGTTTTGGGAATGACTCAAGCTTTTAAATATACAGCCAATATATTCTCCCTTCTTTCCGTATCAGAACAATCAGATATGGTTGAATCTGCTAAATGGATGTTTACTCATCTTTATGATTGCAATTTAACTAATATTCGTGAAAGAATACGTACAATAGCTGTTCAGGCTAGAAGAACTGTTTTATCTCATGTTTTCCATACAGCATCAAAAATTTGGGAAGTTTTAAAACCATTCATTCCAGTAATTATTCGTGTAGCTACCTTCTTAGGCTCATTCTACATCACTCGTCAATTGATCAAATTATTAAATGGCGTTGAGCAGCCCACAAGCAAGGTGCTTCATAGACATAATGTTCAGGTAGGTATGCGCTATAGAGGTATACCTCAAAATGGTATCTTTTCCAAAATAGATACTCAACAGCAAGTAGCACAGAACTATTTGAATCGCAACATTAAATTTTTCCATATGACAGATTCAGAGGGTATAACTTATACTGCACATGGCATTCACACTCAACAATTTTTAATTATTAATGCACATACTGCCGACAATATAAAAGGACCCACGATGATTCAATATAGACCCACTTTTAACACCAATGTTGAGTGGGAGATAGAGATATGGCCCAATCAAGTATATAAGTATCCCAACAATGATTTAGCTATTATTTTTTCAAGACATCTTCCAATGGCTAAAGATATTACATCTCATTTTATTACAAATGAAGATTTCAAAACATGTGAAACAACTACTGAATTATGGTCTTTGACAAACTTCCAACATCAGCAATCTGTCGAGATTCGCGATAATTGTATTCCCGCCGAAAAGATAACACTCTCAGCCCCTGATGGTCGTCGCGGAGAAATTGCGATGGCAATCATGGTTGAAGGAGCAACTATTGCTGGCAAGTCTGGCAGTATGTTGATGATCCCGTCTAGAAAACCCGGACATAGATCTATTGTAGGAATACAAGCTTGGAAAGTTAATGACTTCTATAAGAAGACCATAATTTACCAAGTTGTTACACAGGAAATGCTTCAAGATATGATTACACAAGTTCAGAAACAAGTGAACCGTCCCGTCATTTCTCAAGAGGGTCCACTAGTTTGTGAACCCACGGCAGGCAAAGCCACTGAACTTTTCACATCTCATGTTAACGTAGAGGGTTCTGTACCTGCCGATAAGGTAGTAGGCATGATAGGCAGAACTCAATTTCGTAAAACAAAAATAGCGTCCATTATGGATAGCGAAGCATATACATCACCCCGTGTTCCTGCTGCTCTTAATCCCTATGATTCGCGATTATTAATCTACAAGCATCCAATGCAACATTCTATTAACAAATATGGCACTGGAAAAGTAGGTTCATTTGACCTCGCAATTTTAGAGAGGGCCACTCAAGATTTGGCGTATTGGTTGCGTGAGCGCTTGGATAAAACCAAGTTCAATACGAATTTAACTCTTGAGGAGTGCGTCACTGGAATCCGTGAACCCGGATCAAATCCAGTAGACTGCCGAGCATCAGCAGGACTCCCTTATATCTGGGATAAATTTCCCGGAAAATTAGCTGGTAAGAAATCTTATGTTCAAATAGATGAGCTCGGAGAGTGTCAAGTTCAATCAGAAGAATTCCGAAAAAATTTCGAGATAACTTTTGAAAAATTGTCTCGCGGTGTTATTCCAAAACATACTTCCTATGATTTCCCTAAGGATGAACTTCGTCCTTATTACAAAGCTTTAGGCGACCCCATTAGTCAAACTCCACCCAAGACTCGATCCGTAACATGCATGAACATGGAATTTATTTTTTCATGGCGGCGTGTCACTCTTGACCTGTTTGCTTCACTTCATCGTGCGGCTCGCGGAGACTTTCCTTTCGGACCCGGAATTAATCCCGAGGGACCCGATTGGACTCGCCTTTTTAATTACCTCAACCGACATAATAACGTACTTGACTTTGACGTTTCAAATTGGGATGGCCATATGCCTCCCGAGCTCATGTACGCGGCTGCAGATATATTAGTTATAGTGTTAGGCCTTAAGCCAAACGATCCCTCAGCGAAAGTCATATATTCACTGCTCACTGAAGTTCTTTTCGGCCATGTTCAATTTGAAGACACTATCTACCAAAAACTTCGAGGGCTTATCTCTGGTTTCCCAGGTACAGCAGAGGTAAACACCCTCGTTCATTTAATATTAATGTATTATTTTTATCTTTATATTGCACAAATTCAGGACAAAAATCAATACGCAAATATCACTGACTTTTTCAAGCTAGTATCGCCCGTTTTTTATGGGGACGATGTGATTATGTCAGTGTCAGATGAGATAATTGATTGGTTTAACGGCAAGACCATCGCCTGTATGTATACAGAGCACGGCTACCCAGTAACTACAGCCAGCAAAGATACAGATATGCCTTTGAGAAAGGATATCTTCGACTGTCAATTTCTCAAATCCGGTTTCAATTTTATTCATCCCGGTCGTGTAGATCGTAAGATGGACATCAGTGTCGTCTACGATCTCATGTATTGGGTCAGAGCTAAAGAACATCCTTATGATCAGTTCCGATCCAACCTTTACGATGCTTTTCGAATATTGCATGGTCATGGACACGATACTTATGAACAAGTTCGAGTGCAAGTGAATTCTTGGCTGCGTAAAGCGCACCTTGAACCCTTTGACTATCGATGGGGCAATTTCGAAGACAATCATATAAAACTATATTACTCAGATTAATTTTAAGCACATAGATAAGTATTAGTTTTATGTCCAGTCAGTGTAACTTAGGCTGGAAATAACTCCCCTAGAGATCAGGAGATCCACATAGACGCAGTGTCGACATTGTTAGTCGTCGCCGTGGCCAGCTGCCTGTGAAGGAGTTATTAATTAAGAATTAGGTTAAGTTTAGTGTTAGTAGCATTAGATATTATTTTAGTTGTATAAGTTACCATCAACCTGTCCGATATGTATGACTAAGGCATGTCGGTTCGCAGGGGGGGGGAATAGCGGTTTGTTCAAATCAAACCCCCATCGGGTAAGCAAATCCCGCTCCCCCCATTATATATTATTATTTTATTTTATTATTTTAATTTTAATTATTATATTATTTTATTTTAATTTTATTTTTATTTATATTATTTAGTTTTAAAAACTCGAAAAAAAAAAAAAAAAAAAAAAAAAAAAAA